GACACAGGCGTAAATGTTTTAAAAGTCGGAACGTCGGGAATCGAAACGCATCTGCTTGAATCCGCAATCGCCGGCGATACGTTTTACGTCGACGTCAACGCAGGCGCAGACACAAACGACGGCTTATCATGGGGAACCGCAGTAAAAACTCTTGCAGCAGCAATTGTCTTGTCAAACGCCAGTATAGCAGCTGGTGCGTCCGGTTGGGCGGCTCGCAACGTTATTTTCTTTAAAGGCGACAATGACGAAGACCACAAAGAAACGCTGATCACCCTTGCAAACAAGTGCGATATCGTCGGCGTCGGCAGCTACGATCACCGTGCACACCCGATGATGGTCGGCAACCATGTTATAGGCGCAGGCGCTTATATGGGATGCAGATTCATCAACATGGGCTTCAAGAGTCTGGCGGCAGGCGGCGCAATTATGACCGTACCCACCACGACAAGCGGACTCGCTTTCATCGGATGCACATTCGACGGCAGAACAGCAACGGCGGCGACATACGGACTTGTCGCGACCGCCGTTGAGGAACTCATTGTTGATTCATGCAGATTCGTCGGAAAATTCTCGGCGGCGGCAATCAGTATCGGCGCAGGTTCGTCAAGAATGCTCACGATCAAGAACAACTATATCGACAGCGGTGCAGTAGGCATCTTAATCGACACCGCAATGACCACGGCAGATTGCGGCGCGTATATCGTTGACAACGTGTTTAACGTTACCACCCTGGTTATCAACGACGTGGCGGGAAAAACCATCATCGCAAACAACACGGGGCGGACCGCGGCGGCGAAAGAAATCGCCACCGTCATGGTTTTCGGCACAGGCATGGCAATGAACAATACGTTCGGCAACTCGGCAGGATGGGGCGTATATCCTGCGGTCGCGGCAATAACCTAATTGATACGGGCGGTTAATCCCGCCCAATAATTTAACAGCACGGAGGTGCTTAAAGTGAAATACCGCGTAACCACAGCACCCACCGTTGAGCCGGTAAGCATTGCCGAAGCGCAGGCGCAGACGCGTTCGGTTACGACCGACACCACCGAAAACACGCTGTTAACGGCGTTGATCGTTGCCGCGAGGGAATACTGCGAAAAATACACGCGCAGAGCATTGGCGCCGCAGACCATCGAAGCCTATCCCGAATCGTTTTATCAGCGCATGGAACTGCCGATGCCGCCGTTAACGGCGGTTACGTCGATAAAATACACCGATACTACCGCAACGGAAAACACCTTTACAGGCTACGTTGTGGACACATACAGCGAACCGGGCAGAATCGCGATTCCCGAAAACGTGTCGTTTCCGTCGTTCACGCAGTATGTGATAAACCCGATTAAAATCGTGTACACATGTGGATATACGGCTGCAACGATTCCGAAAGCGATCAAGCAGGCGATACTGCTGCTTGTAGGGCATTGGTACATCAACCGCGAGGCGGCGGGAGTCGAGGTTAGCAAGCCGATAGAGTTTTCGGTGAAGAATCTGCTATCGCTGTATAAAGTGGGGTATTTTTAATGGTACCCGCAGGAAAAAAGAATCGTAAAATAGCGATACAAACCAAAACGCTGACAGCCGATTCGGACGGTTACAAGGCCGAAACGTGGGCGACGACTTACACAGTTTACGCATGGGTGCAGAACATGACGGGCCGAGAGTTCTTTTCCGCGCAAAAGCTGAACGCGGAGATGCAGACGCTGTTTATTATAGGCTACATCAGCGGTATAACCACGGCAAACAAGGTATTATATGATAGCGCGTCCTATGATATATTGTCCGTCGTCGACGTTGGCGAGGCGCATCGCGAACTGCATATCGCCGCAAAGAAGGTGACATACGGTGGCTAAACCGTTTATATCGTTTGATTTTAACGTGTCGCCGGAATGGCTGAAACAGCTCGGACGCATGGCGGATATCGATAAATACGCGCCGCAGATGATCAACGAAGCCGCGCCGATACTGGTAAAAAACATCAAGTCAGAAATGGCGAAGCATCGGCGTACGGGCGACATGGTAAACAGCGTTAAGCTGCAGAAGGCCGGCAAGCGCAACAAAAACGGGAACTATTACGCGTGGACCGGACCTACGGGCAAAGACCGGAACGGCGTGCGGAACATGGAAAAGTTAGCCCACGCCGAATACGGGACAACAAAGCAGGAACCCACGTCGATATTGACGAAGGCAATCAAAGACAGCGAAGCAGCTGTGTATGATAAGATGCAGGAAGTTTTCGCGCGTGAAATGGGGGCCGATAAATGAACGTAAACCCGCTTATCTTATCGGCATTGTCTTCGCTTTCGCCGATCCCGATAGTGCCGAATCATTACGAAGGCTCGGCGACGGCTTATATTGTGTTTAACTATTCGGACGAACGCCCGGTCGTTTCCGGAAACGACGAGGATTTTATCGACACTACGGTGGTACAGGTGCATTATTTCAGCACGGCGAATCCGCAAACGAACAAAAAAGCCATACGCAGACTATTGCGGGCGGCGGGATTTACGGTCGCGCCCACACAGGAATTTTACGAAACCGAAACAAAATATAATCACGTTGTCGTGGAATGCGAAATCGACGGGGCAATCGACGATTAATACAGGAGGAAATTAATGCTTAAAATAGGACTACAGTTTTTCGCGTCGAAGGGATTAAAATACCCTTGTTATGCCGTCGCGACCGAAACTACATCGGCGATATCGTATTCGGCGGGCGCGACGCTCGGCGCGGCACAGACCATCAACGTAACATGGGAACGCAGCACCGAAAACGTTGACGGCAACGACACGATCATCCTGACGGACAGAACGATTATCGGCGGAACGGTCACGCTGGGCATGACCCATATCACCGACGAAATTGAAAAGAACGTTCTCGGCTGCACCGAAGGCGCGGAAGTCGACGCCGTTACGGGCGCAAAGGAATTATCCGAAATCGCGGGAACCGAACCGGTTATTGTCGGCTTCGGCATTTACGGTGAAACAAAGGACGATAGCGGAAATGCTCGTTGGCGTGCGATGTGGATCAAGAAAGTGCAGTTCGTAAAGGCAACCGACGAAGCCGAAACGAAGAAGTCCGGCGCCACGTATAAGACACCAACGCTGGTCGGAACGATCATGAAGGCGGCTGATGACGTATGGCGCGAAAAAGCAACGTTCAGCACCGAGGCGGGCGCAATCGCATGGCTGAACACCAAATCGGGAATCTCGTCTGCGGTTTCTACCGGCTTGACTGCGCTGTCGATCAGTAACTGCACGCTTACACCTACGTTTGATGTAGCCGTGTTTAACTATAGCGGCGCGGCAACTGATGCAGTTGCTATAACGGCAACCGCAGCAGGTGTTATCCTGTTGTATGTCGATGGTGTATACAATCAGACGTTAACCACTACGGTTGCAGGTACGGCTGTTGCAATGGCGGCCGGCACAAACAAACTGTTTGAAATGATCATCACCGAATCCGGTAAGACGGCGATCGTCACACGCGTCATGATGCAGCGCGCAGCGTAATAGGCACAAGTTCGCGGGGTTAGGAATTGCACATTGCAGTTTCTGACCCCGTATTTTTTATAATAAATCGAGGTGAAACAATGAGCGACTTACGCCCTACGGGGGGGAAAATCACACTCGGCGGCAAGGAATACGGACTGCTGTTCGATAACCTTGTCGTTGACGGCATACAGGACCATTTTGACATATCTTTTTTTCAGCTGAACGAACTGCTTCAAAACAGAAAGACGCTGTATAAAGCGCTGCATTACATAACCGCGCTGATGATAAACGAATATATCGACGACCGCGAAACCGGCGAACCGCACGTAACGGATCAATGGGTCGGGCGCAAAATGAACCCGTCCAACACGTCGGAGATTGAAAAGGCTGTAGCGAGAACCATACGGGAATGCTTGCCCGTTACCGGTGAAGACGCCCCAAACGCGCCGAGCGAGTAACAGACAAAATCAATGTTACTCGCTGGCTTTACATCGCGCACAACGATTTAAATTACACGGAACGCGAGTTCTGGCACATGACGCCGCGAAAACTGTTTTTATTATATGACGAATATTTAAAGGCGAACGGGTTATACAAAGTGCCGCAGGGAATCGACGATATTTTTGATTGAAAGGGGGTGCAACGTTGATTGGCTAATAATATTAACATAGGCCCGAAAATAGAACTTGCCGGCGACAAAGCGTTTCGGCAGGCGGTTGCGGGCATCAATAAAGATATGTCCGTTCTCGGCAGCGAAATGAAAAAAGTTTCGGCTGAATTTGCGGGCGGCGCAGACAGCATGGAATCTATAACGGCGAAGTCTGCCGTATATAACAAGCAGAT